TCTTTACTTGCATAGAAGCATGACACACAGAACAGTTAAGTTCCATCCTGTAGTAGAACACCTAATGAGATTTTGGTTATGGTTAACCACTGGTATGATCACCAAAGAATGGGTGGCTATACATCGTGCCCATCACCAACACAGCGATACCGAACGGGATCCACACAGTCCTCGACATTACGGTATTTGGCGTGTACTGTTCATGGGATGGAAGTTGTATGTTGATGCCAGCAAGAATAAAAAGATGATCCGCGAGTTAGGAGTAGGAACACCCCACGACTGGATCGAAACAAGAGTTTACACTCCCCACTCCCTCGCGGGAATTCTTTTAATGTTAGTCATAGACTGCTTGCTCTTTGGTCCGGGCGTGGGATCGTTAGTGTGGGGAGTACAGATGATATGGATCCCCTTTTTCGCGGCGGGAGTAATAAATGGTCTATGCCACTGGTGGGGCTATCGCAATGTCAATAACGGAAATTCAAGCAGAAACTTATATCCCTGGGCCGTCTGGATCGGAGGCGAGGAACTCCATGGAAATCACCATGACAACGGTACAGCAGCCAAGTTCAGCCAGAAATGGTGGGAGTTTGACATAGGCTGGATGTATATCTGTATTCTGAAGTTTTTCGGGTTGGCAAAACTGCGTGCCTAAACCCTTTGCGATTTTTATGGAAAAATCGTATAATCAAACACACTGGAGGAAATCAAATGTCAACAAGAATGTTCTCGGCCGAACAAAAGGCCAAACTCACGCAACTGGTCAATGAAGGCATGCAGGTCATGCAAGAAGTAGAAACACTGAACGAAGGTCTCAATGACACTGTGAAGGCCATTGCCGAAGAGCTAGAAGTCAAGCCCGGTGTGCTTAAAAAAGCCATCCGTATCGCACACAAGAGCAAGCTAGGCGAGACCAACGCAGAAAATGAAGAACTCAATACCATCCTTGAAACAGTTGGTAAAACCCTGTAGTAACTGCTAGTGTTCACATGAATGATGCGCTAAGAGGAATTTTCGATTGGATCCAAAATGACTACAATACCTATCCTTTCAGATTCATGGTGGAAGTGGCTGCCTGGGCTATCAGTATTGGGTGCAGCCTTACCATGGCTCTCACAGTTCCTACCCCTCCCTTACTCATTCTATATCCCGCTTGGATTCTTGGTTGTAGTATGTATGCTTGGGCTGCATTTACTCGCCGCAGTTTTGGTATGCTGGCTAACTACCTCCTGCTGGTCACTATTGACACGGTTGGGCTAGTAAGGATGTTATGACTGAGATATTTTCAACGGAACCGTTGATCAGTTAAATATCATTGTCTCGCCGGACACGAAACGGCATGCAGAGCGGTGCAAGCTAGAAATTGCACATGGAGATAAAATGAGCTATGTAGACGCAATCTTTGATCGCGAACGAGACCGCATCCATGTGGTCGAGCGTGTAGATGGTCAGAGAGTATATAGAGAATACCCCGCAGAATATGTTTTCTACTACGACGATCCCCGCGGCAAATATCGTACCATATACGACACACCTGTAAGCAGATTTTCTACCCGCAACTCAAAAGAATATCATAAAGAAATACGCATCCAGTCAGGCAAACGCCTGTGGGAGAGCGACATCAATCCCATCTTCCGCTGCTTGGAATCTAATTATCTTGGTGCAGACAGTCCCAGGCTACAAACCTGCTTTTTCGATATTGAAGTAGATTTTGATCCGGTGCGGGGGTTCTCCAAACCAGAAGATCCTTTCAATCCCATCACTGCCATCACCATGTACATGGATTGGTTGAAAAAACTGGTCACTCTGGTGATTGCTCCAAAAAGCATGAGCCAGGAAACTGCCCAGGAAATCTGCGGAAAATATGACAACTGTTTCTTGTTTGAAAGCGAAGAAGATCTACTGGGTACTTTCTTAGATCTGATCGAGGACGCTGACATCCTCAGTGGATGGAACTCGGAGGGCTTTGATATTCCTTACATGGTCATGCGTACCAATCGTGTGCTCAGTCGAGACGACCTACGTCGATTCTGTCTCTGGGGACAGCTTCCTAAAGAAAGGCATTTCGAACGCTTTGGTGCAGAGAACTTGACTTTTGATCTCTTGGGTCGTGTGCATATAGACTATATGCAACTGTACAGAAAATACACCTATGAAGAACGACACAGCTACAGCTTGGATGCCATCGCTGAGTATGAATTGGATGAGCGTAAAACACAGTATGAAGGTACCTTGGACCAACTGTACAACAAAGATTTTCATAAGTTTATCGATTACAACCGGCAGGACGCTATGCTGGTAGCCAAGCTAGACAAGAAACTGAGATTTTTGGATCTAGCTAACGAGCTGGCACACGACAACACAGTGCTGTTACAGACCACCATGGGTGCTGTGGCAGTGACCGAGCAGGCCATCATCAATGAAGCGCATCAACTTAATCTAGTAGTACCTAATAGGAAAGGCAGAGATGACCAAGGTGACACACAAGCGGCAGGTGCCTATGTTGCTTTCCCCAAGCGGGGCATGCACGACTGGGTCGGAGCCATCGACATCAACAGTCTCTATCCCTCGGCTATTCGTGCCCTTAACATGGGTCCAGAAACCATCATCGCGCAGCTGAGACCCATAATGACTGACCGGTATATCAGCGAACGCATGTCAGAAGGCAAAAGTTTCGCTGATGCATGGGAAAACATGTTCGGTACCTTGGAGTATACCGCTGTGATGGAGAATCAACCGGGTACAGAGATTACCATTGATTGGGAATCAGGCGAAACGACCTTGCACAGTGCAGCCGAAGTCTGGCGCCTGATATTTGATAGTAACCAACCTTGGACCTTGAGTGCCAATGGTACTATTTTTACCTATGAAAAGAAAGGCGTTGTTCCGGGACTGCTAGAACGCTGGTACGCTGAACGCAAAGACATGCAGGCCAAGAAAAAAGAGGCAACCACTGATGAAGACAAGGCGTTCTGGGACAAGCGTCAGCTGGTCAAGAAGATTAACCTTAACAGTCTCTACGGGGCTATCCTCAACCCGGGCTGTCGTTTCTTCGACAAGCGAATTGGCCAGTCAACTACTCTCACTGGGCGGATCATCGCACGGCACATGGACGCTTATATCAACGAATGTATCATGGGAGATTACGACCACGTGGGTCCAAGTATCATCTACGGTGACACTGATAGCTGCTATTTTACAGCCTGGCCTGCTGTACGAGAAGAGGTTGCCGCAGGACGCATGGAATGGAACAAAGAAACCTGTGTACATCTCTATGACACCATCGCCGATCAAGTCAACGCCAGTTTTCCTGCGTTTATGGAACGGGCGTGCCACTGTCCAAGGAGCATGGGATCGCTTATCCAAGGTGGACGAGAGTTGGTGGCAGAGAAGGGCTTGTACATCAAGAAGAAACGCTATGCTGTGTTAATCTTTGATCTCGAAGGCCACAGACTGGACACACATGGCAAGCCCGGCAAGGTCAAGGCCATGGGGTTGGATCTCAAACGTTCAGACACTCCCAAGGTTGTACAAGACTTCCTCAGCAGTCTATTGCTAGATGTGCTCACAGGCTGTGCCAAAGAACATGTGTATGATCGTGTGAGAGAATTCAAGATCCAATTCCAAGATCGCCCCGCCTGGGAAAAAGGCACACCCAAGCGTGTGAACAATCTTACCAAGTTCACAAGAGAGGAAGAACGCCTGGGCCGTGCCAACATGCCAGGCCATGTGCGAGCTGCCATGAACTGGAACAATCTCAAACGCATGATGGGCGACAACTACTCAATGGCTATTGTGGATGGCATGAAGACTATCGTGTGCAAGCTGAAGGACAACCCTCTAGGCTTTACTTCGGTGGGTTATCCCACAGACGAGCTGCATATTCCACAATGGTTCAAAGAACTACCATTTGATGATGCTCTGATGGAAACTACCATTGTGGATCAAAAGGTGGAAAACCTATTGGGAGTGCTAGACTGGAAGATCGCAGAAAATACAGACATAGCCACTACTTTTGACACGCTGTTTACCTGGGAATAACTGTGTTAGATAACTTGCCCGGACTAGTAGAGCTAAGGAATCTCCTGGCCGACGAAAAAAATATAAATGCTACTGAGAAACAATCGATCGCACTGCATCAACATGCGCAACAGATGCTGGGATTGAGTTCACAGCACGCTGCCAACCAGCTGGTTGATCTATGTCAACAGGCATGCGATCTGACAGCAAACATTCATTCCCACATGCAAGATTTAAGATCACATGTGCAGCAGGAAATCGACAATATTTCCCAGCAGGCTATGTCCGAGTCATATTACAACAGTTATCTTGACATAGACAAAGAGACTAGACAGACCTGGACCATACAGCAATATACCATGCAAGAACTGGTTAGCGAATTCAATTCGCAAGATATATGGAAATACCCAGTGGCCTGCATCAATACGCAGCATCGGGGTGTTTTAGATCTCTTGATTCCAGCCGGATTGATTTATCTAGTGGATACCGACCCCACACTGTTAGAAAAGGCCCTGGCCGACGAAGATCAAGCAGTTAGAGCTAGAGTTAAACTCCATAGATTAGACGGATGGAATCGAATAGACTTTTCTCAAAAGATCACCCGTGTGAGAGCAAATCTACGCTGGGGTTTGCCGCTGGGACAAATGAGTCACGTGATCTGTTGGAATGTGTTCGAACGGTATACCTACGACGTAGCTGTGAAAAATCTCTCGCTCATACGTCAACTGCTCAGACCCGGAGGCAAAGTGATATTCAGTGTTAACGATGCCGACAGCCGAATTGGAGCTCAGGCGGCGGCTGGAAATACCAGTAGCTATATGAATAAAAATTTGGTACAGCAGATGATAGAATCAAGCAATCTTGAGCTGGTATCATATCGGCCGGTAGAAGGAGACAATGTATACTTGGTAGTGGCCAAGATGCCCGGAGTGCTGTCCAGTTTGAAAACACGTATACCAAGAGGATTGATAAAAAAATCCTGACCTTAATCATTGACGATCTAAATAAGATCATGTAAACTTAACCTAACTTATCAGGA